TTTGACCATTTCAATGCACATAGTTCATTTGCTCGTAAACCCGTAACTGCAATAAAAAAGTTAGCCACTTTAAAATAATAATCACAATGTTTCTGAATGGTGTTAAATTCATCAATCGTAGGTATGTTGGGTTTCTTTGACTTATAATTAAGTTTGCCCTCAAACAGTTTGTCAAATATACACAGTTTAATATAACCCCTACTATCACCAAACTTAATAATACGTTCCAAATAATTATAAATTTTAAAAGCTGATTTTGGATTATGTGATATTGCAAAGTCATGACAAAAAGGTACAAATGTTTTCTGAACCCAAAAACGATCAATCATATCTAATTGTGTGTTACCAAATTCTTTAACAATATGTTTTATCCACCCAGAATCAGTTTTGTGAGTTGATTCTTTAATACCTGAAATTCCATGATGTCTAAGTTCAACAGATTTATTTCTATGAGATAAATATAATTCACATAGATTAACCAGTGTCCACCCGTCAGAAAATGTTACACCATGTTTAAATAATGAAACATATTTATCTAAATTTTTAAGTGAACAATCAAATAATTTTTTTTTACCTTGTTCGTCTTTGTAATAAATACGTCCAAACTTTTGACGACCACGTTTAAAAGTTGTGTGGTCAATATAGTTAAATTTTTCGTAATCTAATTTTTTCATGTTACCTCTTTAGTTTGTTCTTATTAGTGTTTTCCATTTCACATAATTTTTCATCAATGCTATGAACTTTATATTCATAATTTTTTAATTCACGTTTAGTGTCGTCTGAAGTATGTCTATCATCTAAAAAATAAAACATACATTCTTTAATAAATTCTATGTCTTTAGATGTTAGTAAATTTTTTTTCATTTTACCTCGTTAGTTTGTAATTAATTTGTTTTCTCCACAACTCATTTGGGTAGCTGAAAACTGTTTGATTTTCACCTCTGTATTCTTTATGTTGTTTTACTTTTACTTTCATACATACAATATCGCCAATTTCTAAGTCATTAAATAATTTGTTATTAGATGTTGTTGTGAAAATGTTACCATTATCATCTTTAAACTTTCTTAACACACAAAAACCAAACTGTGTATCAAAACCAAAAAGATCATCAAAAGTTAAATCAACTATAATTTCTTCACCAACTTCACCAATAAATTTTGATGGAAAAGTTACACTTGGCTTAAACCAAGATTTTTTTGGCAACCACTCATCATTATCTTGATAACATTCTATCATAGTTGGTCGTTTCCAAATTCTACCATTTCTGATAATCTTGTTAAGGTCAAATGCTTTATCTTCATTTATAAGAACACCATCTTCACCAATTAACGACTTTGCATTAGCTACTGCTGTTTCCCAATCAGTTGACAAATTTCTAAGATAAAAAGTTTTCTCTACCATTGTTTTTGAAAACCCACACCATGCTTTTGCATGATACCGAAGTGTGAACATTTTTGTTTGATCACCTGTGCTAATATAATATTTTGTTTTCATTGTTACCTCGTTTTTAAATTACTATTAATGTATTATATTATATACCATTTAATACCAATATAAGTCAAACATTATTTAAACTTTGTTTTATTTTACCGAAGTTTATAGGGTTTTCTGAGGGTTCTATACATTTAAATATACATAACACTTTGGCATATTTATACCCAGTTTATACCATTATACATTAGGCACAAAAAAAACCCCTAGCCAAACGACTAGGGGCAAACGTACAGATTATAAGGCTTTTAGATGGGGTGGCTGAGGGGATTCGAACCCCCGACCTTCGGTACCACAATCCAAAGTTAATGTTTAGTTTCTGCGATAAATTATCATTTTATACATATTATTATTTTATACTTATTTTATACCTTTTTATATTACACTTTATACATTCATTTATACATTTTACTTTTTGATCTTGGCAATACCTTTTAAACCAAATGACCCTGCAATACTTGCTAAAATTCCATAACTTATCCAATCAGGACAATCATTTTTAAGAAACAAAAAACCCTCCTTCATATATGGTTGTAATGCAGGAACAAATGAGGCAAAAATTATTCCAATAAAACAAAGTGTCCATGCCTCATCTTTCCATGAATCTGCACTTGCCTCCATCGCTTTTTCACTCCATGAACCATCGGTTTCTATTTTTTTCTTTGTTGCCTCAAGTTTAGTTAATTCAACTTGTGTTTTTAATTTTGCTTTTTCTTGCTTACCTTTTAGCCACGTACCTGCAAGGTTAGCTACACCTGAAAATATTGATCCAAATAACATAATTTAATAACTCCATAAAACAGGTGAATCAGTTTCTCTTATATCTAAATGAATAAATCTACCGCTATAATCACCTTTTTGTTTAACACCAATACCAGTAAACCCCATATCATAAGCCTTTGAAATAATATCAAGTGCGTGTTTATGATTGGCTAAAATATCACAAGCAATACCTTTTGTATGAAAACCTGCCTTTTCTTTTTTTGCCTCTATTGGATGCGAGGTATCACGATATCCAGAACTTATGGTAAAAGGTCTGTCCACAGAACTCCGCAGTATTTCCAACTTTTCCATGAATGGATGTTGCATTAAATTATTACCAGTATGCTGACAATCAAATTCTTCTTTTTTAAAATATTTATAACTAGCCCATTGTGCTAAATACATAATAATCACCTTTTTTATTTATTTAATAATGTGCTAATAATTGCACCTAAACCCGATGAAACTACTACAACAGCACTCAATACACCTTTACCTCGTGCCAGTTGAAGTTCCAATGCACGAACCCTAATGTTTAGTGTCTTGCATTCGTTTGTAAGACTTTCAACTGCTTGTAAAAGTTTACCTTCTTCTAATTCTGATAATTTACTCATTTGCTAAATCCAAAAAATATTAATAATGCCAAACCAAATATTACAGCCAGAACAATACTACCCTGCTCTATTGTTTTCATCATTTCGTTTCTACGTCTTATTTTTTCAATCCTTAATTTTTTTATACGTTCTTTTTCTGCTCGTATTTTATCCCGCCTGACTTGTAAAATGCTTTGCCACGTTCCATGACCAAAGCGAAGATCAATCAACGTTGATAGTTCCTGCATTTTTTCATGTGCAATCTTTGCATCAATAACCTCTTGTGCAATATTCTTTAATGCAAAAGGGTCACTTTTTTTCTTAAATCGTTTCTTTTGTAAATCATCATGTCCATCAAGAAATGACTCAATTTGTGAACCTAATTCGCTTATGTCTTTTGCAGTCGTAATACTTTTTTTTATAAATTCATAAGATTGCTCAACGACCTTTATTCCAACGAGTGCTGTTGAAAAGAATTCCATTACTATTCGCCATAAGATTTCGGAAAGTCATAAATAGCTGCATTACCAGTTACCTTGCCTTCAGAATCTGTAGGCACGACAAATAGTTCCTGTAATTTTGCAAGTGAATCAACGGCATTAATTTTACCCTCAATGGTATCACAAGCGGTTCTAACACTGTTACGATGTGTAGTTACTTCCGATGGAATTGCTTTGGTGTTATCTTCAGTGTTTCGCCAAATGTACCAGTCAGTTTTACTCAATAAATTAAAAGCAGTTTCTTTTGTTTTTTCTAGCCAAATAGTTTTAAGACCTTTTGTAACAACTTGCTTTCCATCAGCATCAAGTACAGCTTTACCATCTTCATCAACCTCATTTACATCATTTATATTTCTTTCTTTAGATGCTATTGTTTCTGTAACGACTTTTTTATCGCTATCAAACGCATAGCTACTTGCACCCGATGTATAAAAATTATTATCTGGACTGGTTGCTAGTTGCACTTCATATAAGCCAACTGCGTTTTTTTCATCCATAGTCCACGATGAAAAAATTGTGCTTGGATGTTGTATTTCTGTTGCAGGATCAGTCCATGCTTGTGACGAATTAAGTATGGATACAACTTGACCTGCTTTTACATAAGCATAAGACATATTTACTCCCTTATTGTTAAAATTATTAAATTAAAATATTTAAGAACATACGATCAGTTAATTTATTTTATTAACTGTCCATAATACTTTTTTTAATGCTTTTTCGTATTCACTTTGTGTTTGATACCATTTGGTAATATTACCAGAACCTAACTTTGGTATTTGTATTTCAACAAACCATGTTTTAACATCTACATCATACCCGTGATATATTTCATATTCTGAAATTGGTTTTTGTCCAAATCTTAATTTTCTTGTCATCAGTTTTATAAAAAAACTTTATTTTTTCTGATTTTTTAATGCAACTCTATCTCGCAGTTACAGGACTCGTTCCGTCCCCAACAAATGGATGTTCAGCGAAAGCCATGTATATTATTGTGTTTTGCCCCATTATAGTTGTATTTGCCCTTATTTTAAAACCATTTGAAAGAAAGTCCAAAGGATAACTGCTTGTATAATCATACTCTGTATCTGTACCATTAGGAATTAACAACCTACCTGCTGGGTTAAACTTATCTCTTTTGTTATCAACTATAGTCCAGTTAGTTCCTCCTGCATCTATATTTTTAAAAATTACAACGGCAGGTTTAAACCCAAGATATACGAAGGCATTATCACTTGACGAATTTCCTTCGTAGCTACCAAATTTACTAAAGCCATCTACTTCGTGCCAAGCATATATTAAATAAGTTGCACTTGCATTGTTACTTCCATAACCTGAGCCATTCAAAGTAATCACACTTGATGTTGGTGCTGTCTGATTCCAAGCATTAGCCGAACCTGAACCAGCCGCAGCTGTGGTATTTAAATATAAACCTGAAGTTGCACCTAGACTTTTATGATACACATACCAATTAGTAGCAAGTGATAATGATTTAATCATAAACCATTCTGGTGCTGACGATAATCCGTGTCCAACTGTTGCACCAGCAGTAGCATTTCCAGTATATTCAATTATTGAAAATCCAGCATCAGAATTAACTTGAGTGGTTGTGGTAATTGAACCATTAGAATTTGAACTAGTGCTTCCAGAGTTTGCTGTCCAGTTCCAACTAACATAACTGTTACCAGCACTATTCATTCCAGTTCTATCCCCAACTGCAAACCCACCTTTTAAAAATTTAGATAATGCTTGTGGTCTTGTATTTTCAACAGTAGTTGCATTTGGTCTTATTTCTTGAAAAGCACCTCTAGAAGAATCATACAACTCGTGATTATAACTACCACTATCCCTATCCTTTGTCCAAGACATACCAGTTATGCCTTTAGATGTTTCTGGCAAGTTGTCTTGTTGTAAAGCCACAAAGCCAGTTGGTGGGGTATATGCAAAACTTCTTTGACCAAAATTATATGATTGTTTTACAGTTGAATACCAACTAGCTGTACTAAAATAAACTAATTCCTTAGAGGTGATACCACTAAACAATGGATTAGCACCAGTTGATGGATTGCCACTATATAACCAACTATTGTTTTTTGCCACCCAAAATGCACCAGTATCTGCATCATAAGCTACTCCAACTTTATCACCATTCGCAAGAGTTGTTGCTGAACCTGGACTATAATAATTACTTCCATTACTTCCATAATATACTTTATCAGAAGTTGTATGAAATAAAAAACTAGCACTTCCATCAGCATAACCAGGATATTGATTTTTATTTGCTGTTACTGCTTCTAAATTATTTACACCTAAAAATAAAAATTGTGGAGCAACATCTATTGTAATTTCAAAATAGTATTTACCACTTTGAACTGGCATACCAACATAAGCTGACTCATAATTAGCATTTGCATTGTCTGTAACTGTAAGGTTACCCTCAGATAATAACATAGATGATGATGAAAAACTTGGACTAAATGTCGCATGATTCTGGGTTGGACTATCGGTGGTCTGGTCTGTACTAGCTAAATTTGTAGCCGTAAACGTGTTTGAATTTCCACTGGTGTCCGCACCTAAACTTGATGAGTCTGAAAACGTTAATCTGAAACCATTTGCACCATGACCTATTGGTGTTGATGCCTGATACCCCATACCATTATGACTAGAACAATAATAATGCAAATCTGGGGCGGAACTTGCAACAGTTATTTCAGTATAGCTACCGCTAGTTCCAGGTGTGCCTACAGTTGTCACATTGGTGGTGTACTCTGTACCGCCTGATGCGTGAGTACCATGTGCCACTGTACTAAAACGCAAAGGATGCCCAGAATTTGAGCTATCACTTTGGTCAAAACGATATGTAGCACCTTCATATAGTGTGAGGTCAACATCAGCCGTAGCCGTTGATCCATTTATAGCAAACTTGTTAGTTGAACCTACATTGTAATATGGATGGTTGCTTGGGTTTCCACCAACAACTGTGACAGTGTATGTGGTTGTCGTGGTAGGATGTGGTTTTACTTGGGCAGGAATCCATCTGCCAGTTGATGTGTCGGTTAAGCCAAAAGATGCTGGTAGTAATGCTTGACCATCCACGAGATTAATTTCAGTAATATATCCGTCATAAGGAAATAAAGTTCCAGATGGAATTTGACCACTTACTGCAATAGTTCCTGTAGAATTAAAATCCAAATCAAAATCTTGTGTTGGATAACTAGATGTTGCAAAGGAAGTTATTAAATCACCATCAATATACAATTTAACTCTATCTGATGCTGTTGATTGAGTGGTGTCAACAGACGCAAGTATATGATAAAATTTAGAGGTATCTTCCAATGTTCTGTTTGATGTTACAGTATAAGTTGCTGAACCACTATCATTATGTGAAAATTTAAGTCGATTTGAAGTATCAAACGATATGACAGTTGCATTGTTATGATCTGCACCTTGTGTACATATTATTTGAAGAACTCCTAATTGACATCTTTTTACCCAAAAACTTATAGTAAAAGTTTTACGATTACCAGCTCCTGAAGGTGTTCGTCGCATATATGGACTATCACCATCATTAAATATACAACTGTTAGCAATCGTGCCACCAGATGAGTCATCAAAACTGACAAAACGTCCGACACGTTGCCCAGCTCCGTTGCCTTCGTAAATAATTGGAAAGAAATGTTCTTCGCCATTTGGTATTGTTGGTGTTGGCATATTATCCTCCTACGAACCTAAATTTTTTGTACACAAGGCTAAATATCCAGTTGGTGGTGTATAATAGAAATTACCCACTCCATTACCATCTGAATTACCTTGTGCTGTTTCTGTTCCAGCAAAAGTTCCATCTTGTCCAAAGTTTAAATAGAATACATAAGTTGTACTTGATGTGCCGTTGTTGACAACAGCATAACAACCATCTGTGGCAAGACTACTAACTGTACTTGCAAATGTAAGTGTAACTTGTAATGTGTTGTTTTTGTAAAAACTTATTTCTCCATCATCCATATTTACAGCTACACCTATGATGTCACTAGATGCATATGATGCAGGTGTGCTGTCACTGCCTCCACCCCAATAAATAGTACCATTTGAATAATAACCAATACTATCTGAGCCAGATGGTGTCATACCACTGTTATATGCCCCTCTATCAATACTACAAACACCCCCTGCATATCCCTGACCTTTGACTTCCCAATACCATTTACCTGTTGTCATAAAAATACTACTTGCATTGTTGCCTTGATTAGCTGTTGAAAGTTCTAAATTTCCATTTTTCCAAGTCGTACCACCATCACCATTTAATGGATTCATTACACACCAATTATTCGTAGGTGTGTCAAGAACTTGGTCGTGTGAGGCAAGTCCACTTGTCGTGTAGTCATTGTTGTTTCCTGAACTATCGTTGCCCAAATCAGATGCCGATTCGCCCTTAAAATAAAATCCATTAGTTCCATAACTGCCACTATATTCTTTGGGTATCCAGATTCCGTTTTCATTAAATAAACCGAAATAGCTAGGGTCATAAGCATAGCCGTCTAGAAAATGGATTTCTGCCATATAACCATCATAATAATAACCACTATAAGTTCCAGCATTATAAACACGACCAAGGTTGTGAGTTGCAGTTGCATAGTTAACAATAGGTGTGCTATCTTTTGAAGGATATGACTCAGTGGTAAAGCTAGTTTCTCTCACACCATTTATGTATAATCTCATTCTTTCACTTGCTACTGCATTAGTAGAATCAAACACTGCAACTAAATGATACCAAGCAGAAGGATCACGTAATAATCTAGTAGCATTAAGTCTTCCCAAAGTGCTACCACTGCCATAAAATAAAAAATCTATACCATACGAGGAATTTGATAAAGCAATATTTACGAAATTTGATGAGTTCCAAACTGCACTAAATAATCCATTAAAACTCAGATTAATACCAGAATTTCCTAATTTAAACCACGTACTGAAAGTCCATGTTGTTCTACTACTTGTGCTTGATATACTCTTTGACATATATGCACTATCATCATCATTAAACCTAATTGACTGGTCTATTTTATAAACACTTGATACGGGTGTTCCACTTGAACCCGCTAAAATATCGTTTTGAAATACCATTTATTTACCTATGACAGATTTAAACTAGCTACAGCATGAACTAAACTTGAACTCACGATAAAATAGTCAATCCTGTCCACGGCTGAGGCGGTTGTTGATAATGTTGGGGCGGTAGCACCTGCAAATTTAAACTTGGATGAAAAACTTGCAGTTCTTGATCCAGTACCATCTTGCGTTATTATTATTGAACCCGTTTGACCCGCAGTGCCATTGGATATATCAAACGTTGTATTATGAGCCAAAGTAACTGAATGATTTTGTGCTGCACTCATATCAATCGTAATCGCAGTTGAGCTTGTCAACGCATTGATGTCTGCTGAGGCTGAACCATTATGATTAAGATGCCCTGATGAATTAACACTTAGTCTTTGTGTGCCTCCCGTGGCTACACTAATTTCATTATCACCTGAAAAATAAAACCCAGTATCTGTGTCACCAGTATTCGTTATAGATGGTGTACCCACTGCCCCGTCACCAAAACTTGCGGTAGTAAATGCACCCGTACCCGCTGAGTTTGCACCTAAATTAACTCCATCTATTGCCCCACCATCAATGTTAATAGTGGATAATGCAGTTGTACCCGCAACCCAATCAGCAGTGTGTTTCATTATTTCTCTAATACTATTATTCACATTACTGGGTAACATCCCTTCTGCGATTGAGATACCACCGACATCAGTATTACTACTTGCTGTTGCCGAATAATCATTTACTGAATTTTTAGACATTTTTACTCCTATTCATTATTATTTGTTAAATTTCCTAAAAGGCTAGGTAATGTTCTTGCAGATTCACCCCTAGTTACAGATAAACCTTGTCTGACTAATGGATTTAGTGCAATTGCTGGTATTGCCCCATAATATATTTGTGGGTTTGCAATAAGACCTAGACCAAATAATGTTCGGTCAGCACTTCCCGTATTAGGTGTGCGAGATGTGAAGGTTGTTTGTATATCTTGAGCATCACGAGCCTGATCTTTCCTACCCCTTCTCAATGCTTGTCTTTTTACATTACTAACACTAACTGGTTTAACACTTTTTATTAAATCACTAAACGTTCCAAAATCACGATAACCAGCTTGAATTTCTGAGTGTTTCTTTAACAAATTAGGATTGTCTTTTGATGCAAGAGCGAAGATATTTTTTCTAAAGTCTTCAAAAAAATCATCTGCAACATCTTCTAAAATTACATCTTTCTTATATTGTGTTTTAATTTTGTTAAAGTCAGTATTCCATTTTTGTAATTTTTCTCCAGTAATTGTTCCATCAGCATCAACTAATTTAATAAGTTTGTTTAAATCACGTTTGATTTTACCTTGTAGTTGTTTACCTAATTCTGGAAATTCAGTATTAATAGATGCTAACGTATTGTCAATTTCTTGTTGAATTTCTGATTTACTTGTTAATTTCATTCTTGGTAAAACTGAATCATAAGCATCATCATAAATTTCTCTGCCTTTTTGCACCGCCTCTTCAGGATCAAGTTTTTTAACACGAGGTATTGTTTTTCCTGTACCCTTTTCAACAGCATTATTAATCAAAGTGTTTAAAGACTTTGACAATTTAGATTCCCTGCTTTTTTTTAGAAAACCACCTGCTAGTGGTACAGATTCTGTTAATTCATCAATGGTTTGAAATCCACCACCAAGTTTACGCAATTCTGTTGGTTCTTCTCCAAACTTTTCTTGAACTCTGGCTGACTCTGGGGTTTGTTTAGGTTTTAATTTTGATAGAGCCTTACCAACAACAGGATTTGCCACAGCACCAGTTAATGCCCCCGTCAAACCAGATTCTACTCTATCAATTCCACCTTCTCCCGTACCAACTCCATAAATGCCACCAACTTTTGCCCCTTCTTTGGCTAGTTCAGTTAATCGTTTTGCCGTTGTTGGTGCTTTAGCGACTAGACCTAAACTTCCCAATGGAGAAAATAGACCACCGCCTAATTCTAATGCTATTGATTCTTTTGGTCTTGCTTGTCTAAAATTTTTAATTCTATCACGTTCTTCTTTTACCAACTCACTATATGTTTTATCAGAAAAAGGATTTAATGATTTTAAACCTGCTGTTATTTCATCACCAAAACCAAGTGTTACACCTTGCCCAACTAATCTAGCTCTATCACCAAAACTAACAGGATCAGTTTTTGTCGCTATATCTTGATTTTTTAAAAAATCTAATATTTGTTCGTTTGTTGCGTTATCAGGAAACTCTATAATATTTCCTTTATATTCTATTTGTTTTACCATTTATTCTGCATTATTAAGAATTTTAACATCAAAACCATTTATTTGACCAATGGTGTTATCTTTATCTTTTTCATCTTCAGGTACTTCATAGTCACCAATAGAAAAATCTAATCGTTCAGGTTTAAACAAATCTAAATCATCTGTCCTTAACTCAAAACCGCTATATATATCTTTAGAAGGTAAACCATAATTATTATAGGTTTTACTTGAACCTGCTACATTTTGTTCATAATCTTTAACAGCATTAGCAGTAACACCTCTTGCAAGGTTTAAAAGATCATTTGCAATTTTTTCTGTAAATCCTTTGCCTTCAATATTATTTCTAAAAAATTGAACCATATTTTCTCTAGCACCTTGAAAACCAGTAAATGTACGCACTTCATCTGACCTAACAACAGAACCATCAAGTGCTTTAATATATTTGATCATAGCAGTATATGCACCAGAACCAGTCCTTGATTTAAGGGCATCCCTTAATACTCTATATGACGAAACAGTTTCTCGTATTGCTTTAAAAGGTTTTCTTACCTCTTTACGTTCTGATAAAATCATTTTAGTTTTTTCAAAATTATCTTTTGGTCTACTTGCTTTTATAAGTTCTAAACCTTGCGTTATATTTCCTGATTTTATGAGTCTATGACCTAGTGCAAAATTAAACGATTGTTGGTCAGGAAAATCCGCAGGATCAATATTTCTTAATAATTCATCTGTATTCATACGATTTTGCAGATTTATTTCATTAATTCTAAAATTTTGTTCTGCAATTTTATTTTGAAATAATTGTTGCTGATTTTGAAACTCTTGTTGTTTTCTTTTTAACTCAGCATCCCGTCTATTCTGTAAACCTTGTAAAGCATTTTGCAAACCCACAGAACGTGCATAAGCAGGATCACCACTTCTAGGATCAAATGATGGTGCACCTGCAATATTTTCACCAATTTGATAGTCTAAAACAAGTGGTAAAAAATTTTGTAAACGTTGTGCAAACGAGTCCTGCTGAGGTGGTTGATTAACCATCATAGGTGGTTGCGTATTCATAGTGGTATTTATAACAGCGGGTTGCGGTGCATCTGGATTAAATCCACCAGTTAGAATAGGATTCATTTGTGGCATTGTTGGAAAAGAAGGTATACCCATATTTCTTAACATTTCTCTTTGCTGAGGTGTTTGTTGAACAAAGCCTGATTGAGTATTAGGTGTCATTAAATCACCAAATGTATTAATGTTTTGAAATAATTGATTTGCCCCACCTAAAGCGGAGGAAATTTGTCCTAATGTATCTAATAAACCCATTTTTTCTTCCTAACCAAATAATCCACCAAGACCTCTAAATAATGTAAACGCACCAAGTGCAGGATTTAGAAAAGACGAATCACGTCCACCTGATGAAGAATATATTGGTCTAGTCGATGTTGTTACTCCACCACGAGTTGCACCCGTGATTGCTCTTAAATAATCATTTAATCTTTGCTGTGGTTCAGTTTGTGCAAACTGTTGTCTAGTGATTGCCTCTTGTAATTCTCTTGCTTGTTGATCTTCAACAACTTGTCCAAGATTTAATAATTTTTGTGCATCTTCAAATTGCTGACCACGAATAGCAGGTGCAACAGCTTGTGTTTTTAATTGATTTTCACGTTCTTGTTGAAAGTTTGCAAAAGCCAGTGGACTAGCTATATCGCCTAATGCTCTGGCTAAAATTTCTTGATTTGCTCCAGAACCTAAACGTCCACCTCGTGAAAATTGTGATTGAACATTTGAAATAACTGGATTTGCCAAACTCTGAAATGCTTGGGTAAAGTATGGATTACCTGCATTTAAAAAATCACCACGTAATGTTTGTTCAGCTAGGTTTGCACTTTGAGTTGCAAGTGGATCGCCTTGCATCGCCATGCCTGTTGCTCTGTCTAATCCCGTTTGTGTTTGTTCGCTAAAAGGTACAACATAAGAATCTGGAAATAACGTTCTTGGTGTTTGAAATTGACTTTGTGCCTCTTCTAATGCCTCTTCATAAAATGGTTGTACATAAGAAGGTAAAGCCGTTTCATTTCTAACAACTTGTGTTCCAGAGGGTTGAGGGGCAGGTGCTGACCTACTACCACCACCAAATATTGCTCTTGTTACTCCGCCCATTTATAGTTCCTTTCTAAGTATTGATAAAGGTTTAAAGTTATGTTTTTTTAAAAACCGAACCCAACCTTTTCGTCCATTTATTAACATTGATTTACAACCATTTTGTTTTGCATATTTTGATATAACATCATACATAGCAAATAAATTATGCTTATCACCTGATGCCAACCAAATCGTAATACATTTGCCTATATTTAAGGTTTCAAATGTACTTATTATCCATGAATCTTTATTTACCCATAACCTTGCTTGACCACTCAGTAATTGATCGTAAACGTAATTTTCATCGTTATTGTGAATGCCATGATTTAAAGCCTTAGTCACTTTTGGTTTAATAATCGCCCAAATTCTTGAAATATTTGTAGAATTTACATCAATTAAACATGGAAATAAATTAGGTCTATCCGATAACGATATATCCATATGTCCTGTCGTTTTGACTATTGTTTGCATGAGTTAATACAAACGATTGCTTGTTGCGTTGGCTAACAAATATTGTTCCATTACCTTGCTCTGCACTTGCATTACTGGTAGTTGGCATTAACAAAATAATTGAATCACTACCAACCCGTGCATCGGTTACTGTAGTTGTGCTTGAACTACTTGTTAAGGTGACTGTGCCAGTAGAGTTTATTTTGCCATCTAATATATTATTTACAACTGATGATACTTCTCTACCCGTTCCACCATCATACGGCAGTTGAACAAAATTTGTCATCGTCTACCTAGAGTTTCTAAATCTAAATCAAGTCTTTGAATACTTGTAAAATCACCTGATAAATTTACCTGTACTCTATGATAACGTCCAGATTGCCTACTAGGTGCAAATCCATCTGCATTTACAGATAAAGCAGAACCAAAACTAAAATCATCAAACGTTGTATTTCTTGAGGCAAGTTGAACAGATATAGTTGTTGAATCTGTACTTGCTTTTTCATAAAAAGGTCTAACCTCTTTAATCATCGAAATGCGTTTATTACTATGTTCAAACTCACCAGTGGTTAATGTCATCGCTAAGTTTGTTCCTGTAAATGTCTGTATCTTATTTGAGTTTGATCCTGCAAATAATAAATTACCACCTTTAAAAACATCACTGTCTAATGAAGTGGTCATAGAATCTAAATTGTTTCCTGATATTGCATCCAACCCCTCAAGTGTTGTTGCAGGTGTTAAAATTGATGCTAACAAGTCTGTTGCCTCTGTTAATAAAGACCATTTATTCAAAGCATAATTAAAAACTAATATTTTATCTGGATCGCCTGATGCAGATGATTTACTAGGATATGCCCACATAATAACTTTATTTTGTGGATCAACCGCAGAATATAATCTATGTTTATTGACTGTGTTAAAATCGTTTTGAAAAAACCTATCTACCTTTTCAAACCCAATAGGCACTGATCCATTTCTTTGATTAAAAACGTAAAAACCATCATCTGTGTAGTAATATATATTTTTAGCAACATTGACTATAGAACCTGCAAAATTACAACCACGATTAGATTCAACTGTTGAAAATTGAAATATAAGTGGAGTACCTACATATCTAGCAACGACTATACCCGTTTCACAAAATATGGTGGCATCCTCACCACCAACAATTCCTGTAACTGCCCCCAAATCACTTATGGATTGATTATCGGCTTGTGTTGCTTGACTTGATGCCCACGTTGTACTATCACCTAAACCTGACCAACGTGTATTGTTTAGTCCTGTTGAATTATGTCCTGTAAAAACAAAATCACGTACCACTGCAACAAATCGTGCATTAACACCCGTTGCTATATCTTCAAAAAGTGAACTTGTATTTAGATCAAAAACTTGAATAGTTTGACTTTGACCACCCACAGCAATTATCTTAGAATCAAATTGTGCAAATCTCCATCGTTCATTTGTGCCAAGTGAATAACCACCTGACTTACTAACATCATCTAAATTATTAGTTGACCCATTGTATTTATATAATTTTGTTTCGTTACCTGCAAAAATTACAGCATTACCACTTGCATCCTCACTGGCAAAAACTCCTCGCAAACGTGAATCCCCTGCATTGGAAAAGTCTGCTAGTGATTTCACAGGTTTATAACCTTTTGCTGTTGCTATTGTATTTGTTGCAACTGTCAATCCTGAATTATCGTAATCAGGTTGATCGGGTAACCATTCATTTAATTTTAGTCTTAGGGTGTCAGCCATGTTTCATTACTTGATGATGTTTGTTGAGTCCATGTTTCACTAGGACTGGTTTGTGGTGTCCATGTTTCAGTTACACTTGATGTACTAACTGTCCATTCTTCACCTTGTTTTTTCGATGTCGCTGTTGTTGTCGCATTTGCAGTTGTTGATCCACTTCTTGAAAATATACCTATTGGAACACCAAGAACAGAAAAACGAGTAAGTGCTGTGCTGCCACTAGCCACAACAGAAAATGAATTGCCTGATGTGGTGGTTGCTGTCGCAGTTGTAGTCGCAGAAACATTACGTATTCTATTTGCACCACTTGATGATGCTATAGTGACAAAAACACTGCCACCACCTAGTTTCATTTCAATAGAACCACTACTGACAGATGCAGTCGCTGAACTACTACCCGTTGCAGTTCTGACTCTAAGGTTAGAACCCGTCGTTGTAAATGTAGCAGTAGTTGATCCAGAACCCGTTTCAACTATAACTGCACTAGCAGACGTTGTAACACTGGATGACGTACTACCACTTGCAAATCTGACAAAAACAGATTGCCATGATGTACTATCTAAACTAAATGGTAAACTGTCTAAATCGCCCCAACCATCTAATTGCTCAAGGTTAGGGTTTGTATAATCAACAAAATCAAGTGCATCTAAATTTGTTGATACCGAATCTAGTTGTTCAAGTGTTCCATACGAGTCTAACTGCTCTAGTGTTATTGCAACGACAGCCATTCATTTTAATCAATAGAAACTGTTAATGATGATGCAGGTATTTTAAATTGATCGCCATTTTCAATAGTTTTTGCTGAAGTAAAACTTCCATGAAATAAAAGATTACCACCTGAACTTGCATCGAAAATACCAAAATGCGAAATACTGCCTTGCGTTCCTGTTGCTGTATCAAATTCAACCGCACCTGAGTTTGTTATAGACCCAGACGATGCCGTGCCGAATGTTACTTGTTTTCTCGCATAGCCATTTCCCGACAACTCTGTGCCTGAGTTGGCGTCAGCAAACGTTCCTGTTGATAATCCAATATAAAGATTGCTAGGTTGACTAAAGGCACTTGAACCTAACGTATGATCTAATAATTTGTTTTCTAAATAATCTGATGCACTCATTTTTTCTATCCTGTTATTTTTGTTAATTGAATTGTATAATCATCCTTCATAGCTAGTGAACCTCCATATTTTTCTTTATCTTGGCTTACCACTATTTCTTGAATGGCTCTGGTAAACAACAAGTCATAATCTCTTGATTTTTGTTCGTCCAAAAGAAATGCACTTGCATGATGCAAACACCCATATAAATAAACGTCTGGATGTCTGGTTAAAATCATATTGCTTGTATTACTATCTGATAATGCCTGAATTTGCTTTGAATAAATCATTTCTAATGTCAAAACTGAATCAGGTGTTGGGGCAAGTTTTATTTCTTGTCCAACGATCGTATATCCTTCAGGTGTCCCATTTTCAGAACTGGTAAAATTACTGTCTAATGAATCTGGACTGTAATATTTTAAAACTTTTCTTGGCGATGAATTGATGCGTATCGTTTCAATCTGACGTAAGTCAGTCGGTAATGATATAAACGCATCTCCGCTTGTAGTTGATGCCGTAACTCTATCATGTTGAAATCGTGTGTACAACTCCCTGCTTAAACGTGCCTCTGTGAGGTCTATAAAATCATCCATTGAACTTGTCAAAT